GTCGGGGAAGAATGTAGTACCTTCCCCAGGCTTCGCCGAGCTACTTGCTATCCCGTTAGGGGTTTGCAAGGTTTAAGCCCGGATGCACATGACCGAAACCTCTACAGAATCAAGGAATGTTTAAAGGGTGGTTGTCAAAGTCACCCCAAACCAAGATCCTGCAGCAACCAAAGACCCGGAATAATCCAATCCGGACCCCACTACATAACCACGATTCCGTTTCACGATGTTATAGAGGGAATCACCCTTTCTATCATCGGGCCGAACATCGACGTTTTGACTTTCTAAGGGATCGGTTGGGAACTTAAGCTGGAACCACATCTCCATCTCTGGAGACACAGTCCCATCTGTATCAGGGGCAACACTGACCAGCTTTCTATAGCGAATCAGATTGTGCTGCACTTTGAAAGGTGCAACTTTTGCCTCTAAAAACAGACGGCTCAGTCTTTCCCAATCCCCGTAGGTTTTGACGCCGGAGTCGTCGGGATCGGAAGCACAAACGACATAGATCTCGTCGTTGTACTTACAGATCAGCTCCGCAATCGTACTCAGGGTAGAACAATACACGTAGTTCGTCTCACCGAAGACCGAGATGGCCTTCTTTAAGTGGACGTTCCACATTGTGTAGAGCCATGCCCGAAGCACGGACGGAGATTTTTCTGATCTCGGAGCCTGCATAAATACAGGCCTAATGTTAACGCCGGCATAGAAGTCGGCGCCACACGACTCTCTAAATGGGTCGTCACGAGCAACAAAGGATTTCTCCTCGTTGACGATAAACCCAACTTCTTCACACAACTCAATGAAGAGCTGCGTGGCATCGCAGGGAAGAATGCAATCATCGCCGAAAACGGTTACCCTCTTTAAAGATTCCCAATTCGGGAGTCGGGAGGATGTCGTCTCAAGTGAGTCAATGCATGCTAAAGCGAGCACAAAGAAGACAAGAGTTTCCAGAGCAAAGGTCGTGGCGTTCCCCATTGTTGCGATGCAATCAATAGGAATTGCTAAACCTAGCTTCTTGAGTGATACCGTTTCGCAACGGATTCTCAAGACCATCTCAAACCAATCAGGAGGCATCAAGAACCTTAATAGATCCGTTGACACACAATCTGAGGCAGAGCTGAAGTCTATCGTCGCATATTCGCGTGACAGACTAGCCAAGAATGCCATCTCGCGATGGTGATCTTGTTGGGACTGGAGGTCGAGACCGAAGGGAATCAATTTCTTCGCTATATAACGGCCAAGCCCTTGCTGCAAAAACATGTTCACAGTAGGCTCGATAGCTATTGTGCGATCTACTTTATCGTTCTTCGGTACTGTAGTGAGAACTGACCAATTGACAACCTTCATGGGAACGGCGGCAAGCTTTCGCTCGTCCGTCGCTGATCGCAGGCATTTTGCTGCTAATCGATCCCAACGCAGGTAAAGCTCGAACAACCCCCGAGCAGAGTCGGAACAAGAAAGTGGCGGTTGCCATTTCCTCGAATTTCCGGAATCTCTGAAAGGAACACCATTCGTGGTGTTAGGTCCGTGACGACACTCGGCGAACCAATCGTCCAAGACGAGGTTCCCGAGAATATATTGCGTCCAAGACCTTGCTCTGAACAACAGATCTGGAATAGATCCCCGTCGGGGGTTTCTTCCATCTGACATTCTCCCCATGTTTGGGGGGACGAAAGCATGAGCGCGCAAATGAGCGGCCGTATCCAAGAATTTGGCGTAGGCTGCGAGTTCGCGTTGCTCGTTAAGCTTTGTCTCTGAGAGCAAACGGAGCTTTTTCTGATGTCCAGCAAGCTGGGCATTTCGAAAAGCTTCGAACACTTTAGGGTTAACGGGCACAACATTTGAGAGGTCAGTATCAAAGGCGTGAGAAATCAAATCCGCTATCTCACGAACTACAAAGAGCGGTGGTTTCCGCTGCTTCTTGGCTTTCATTGGAATCTCCAGTTGAAAGTTAGGTGGATTTTAGTGCTAGGCTTGACTGATTAGGTCAGCGCTAGAGTTTTGTGCGTCGGCGTAAAATCCGCATCACACAAAAGCTGTGCCCCAACATCAATCAGTTCCTGAACATCGGCTGCCGACGACTCTACGTCATAAGCAACCTCAACTCGGACTGTGTTGATGGTGATCTTTCCATTTGCAAGCAGTTTTGGTTTTTTAAAGACCATTGTGCTCCGCGCCTGGGTATAACCATTGGGGGCAGCTACACTTACAGCGGGTAACTTGGCTGTGACCTGTATCGTGCGGCGAAGCCGCAGATCAGTATCTGCCGAAGCTGCCAGCAACAACGAGTTGCTACCGGCCTGACCCATGCTCGCGAAAGCGAGTGCTGAACCACCAGTTGCAGCGATGCCACTGGGAGCAGTGACGATGCTAGCGTTGGTAAGGGACATTTGAAGTTCCTATAAGGTTGTGCTTAATTATCTGCAAGTCTGTGCCACAAGGGCAACAAGATCTGCAGTCCGGTTTGCTGTACTGACAAGGCCCCGCAAGGAGCCTCTGTATTCAGACAGCAATAGACCAAGGAAGTCGCCGGGATCGTACGGAGAACGAGTCTTGTCAAGACTGTTGGTACGTATTGTATCCCCGGAAACTGACGCGGTCCAGTTGGGTGGTGTCCACACCATATCTAACAGTTGGATTGTCTGCTGATCGTAAGTACGAACAGTGGCTGATCCACCTTCGATATAAATGTCTGGGTCTGTCAATGCCCCAATCGCCGTCAGAACCGCTGATATATCATAGAAGCGGTCAAACAAGAACGAGAAGGGTACGACATTCCACAGACCTACAGGGAAGTCTTTTGCTCGTAAGCCGAAGTGCCGTCGCCAACCCATTTTATTGGATTTAACGCGGTAATAGACACAAGCACGTGCTTGTGCCGACAACTTTCGGCTGGCGCGATAGCTAACTTTAAAACCAGGAATGGTCGTAGAGTTGCTTAACGTGCCTGACCACGACTGCTCGTCTTGGCCAGTGCCCGTAGATCGGAGACGGACGTCCTTACAAAGGCTATCCATCCCGTCACATATCGCGTTTAGAATCGAGCCCATATCGCTGATAGTGGGCATCAACTCCATACGATGCCGCAGCCAACCATTTGCCAGCAACGAAATCCCATCACGTCTTTTTATTGCCTTAACGGCATCCTCCAAAAACCCGGCAACGGTGCCGAGACCCTGGATAGATTGACGGATGGAAAGTACTGACTCCATGAGGTTTGCAGCAGACTTGTCTACACCTGCTAAAGCGTTAAGCTTCGCAGTTCCGAGTGCCTTGACGGCATCGACGGAAAGAGCAGGCATAGTTACAGGTGTCGCGCTGAGGTACAGTGCAGTAACAGAACCACCAGTAACGGTAGTCCCGTTTTGTGCACCATTAGGTAGGGTTCCCCCGACATAACGTTGTTCCACAACACCACCCCCTGCGGTACGATTAATTACTTTTCTTGCCATAGGATTGATGATGAGCTCACCACGCCGAATTCTTTTGTAAAACTCGGGAGTGGTGTAGTCCCACATTTCCTCCGTATCGGTAGTAAGTAGGTATCGACCAGACGTAGACGTCCGATCGGGCGCATTTTGGTAGTGGTTCACGATTAGCGATTCCCCATATGAATTAGGGGCCCCGCGGCTTCGATATCTCCGTTCCATATACGCCTCGTACGAAAAGTGTGTTAACCCCGTTGGATACCTTCGCCTTGCTTAAGGGTGA